AATTTCCGTAACACGTAAGCATACGTGAACGAAACTAGGGCGTCACCCCACCGGACTTAATATTCGGCGTCACCAATGTGTACGATCTAACAGCACTCCATACGATGGAGCCTTATCGATTCACATTGTATGTGGCAATTAAAAACCACTTGCGAGTTAAAAAATTCATTCCGTCCCCCTAAAGGGGTCGATTATAAAAACCTCTCAAGGGGTTGCTGTTGACAGTAGTCAGCTCTACTATAATTCTTCAATCCTACGATCATAAACTGGTGGGAAACCTATGAAATATCCTAGGCACAAATCATCTGCGCCGGACCTTAAAATCCGCGAATTAAATGCCGGATAAATCGAGTTCCCTGCCTGTCCATTAGGTGTGAAATGCAAATGACATTTGTTCACATCCATAGCTGTATCAGTAGCGTTGTACGACTTATATCTGTTCAGTCTCAAAGGAGTAATGCCATAATGAGGCACGACAACGTCATAGGACCATTGTCCATTTCTACCTGTGATCATAGCTTGGTATTTGTTTCCATTGTCAGGATCCCAGCCTGTGTAGGTATAAGGAATAACTTCCTCATAACCTCCATATACTGATTGGTCTTCTCCTACCACTAGAGCTACATAATAGTTAGCAGTAATATCCGAGTATGGAACTGAGATACGAATCCCCCCACGGGAAAAGGCGTACCCAGCGGACAATTCAGAGACGTAGTCTCCGTAAAGTCCATAAGGAGTTGGAAAATCAATAAATGGGGTGGTGGCGATGGCACCTAAAGAAAAAGGATCGAGCGAGAAGCCTCCAGCTAGTGGAGCTCCTGCTGTCTGAAAATATATCTGCCTGCTACAGTCCAAAAGCTGTTTTACAGACGTAAATGGATCAGAAAAGGACATCATGTTGGGAGCCAATGAGTCCCGATCCTTTTTCGCATCACCAATAACATGCTCCCCCAAATTTTTCTCAACCGCCTCCGTTAAACCAGACTCAGGAGAGAACAATACGTTTTTAGTTTGTCGTGGATAAACCACCTCAAAGTCATCGGCTGCAGAAGCAAACACGAGAACCTCGATGGATTGAGAACACGTCTCAGGAGATCGCAATTCGTTCAAAACTCTAATAGAAAGGGATCCCAGGGTCTCAAGATCAAACGATGGATCTAGGTCTCCTTCGTCATACATCAAGTAATTGGTGGAACGTATATAAGGGATTGTGAGGGTAAACTCATTCATCGTTCTAACGTCAATAACCTCTCGTAGCAAGTAGGCTGACGCAGCATTAGAAATGGTCTCGTCTTTAGTTGAGAACGATATGAGCAGTCTCCCTGAATGAAATTGTGTTTTTACGAGCTTAAAATGTATCTTAATGCCTCCTCTCCAATTGTGGAAATACTTCGACAAGTGAAATGCAGGAGGCGCAGCTCTGTAATAGTACCTATATCCGGCTTTGATTAAAGAATCTTCACCGTACAGGTATTTTGGCCCAACTTCAATAGAAGACAATAATGTGTCATGTACTTGGGTTCCGTTCCATTCAAACTTGCTTATATAAGCCGGGATTTTCTTCAAATAAGAGAAAGACATCTCGTCTACCGAAGTGCCAGCAAATTCAGCAGTTGGAGGTAACATAGGATTGGAACCAAGAGCAAATACATCTGCATTCATAGCACCATCAAAGTTCTGCATGTGTCGCAAAGGACGAATATCCACAGGCTTAGCAACCTGATCCGATATTGGTTTCGACCATCCAAATACGTTACACATATCAGCAAAACCTTTAGTGACACCAGAGAACACATTAGCATAGCTCCCAATAATAGGAATGTTAGACAACACGCCTGAAGCATCTGAAACAGAGTCCAATATAGTCGTGACAGTACCCGAACGCGATACTTTCGTTCTCTCTTTTCTGACAGCGCGAGCGTTCTTCTTCGTAGAACCTCCTTCTGGTCCAAAAATAGGACCTGACAACTGCACATCTTCAAAGGATAGAAAAACGTTGCACTCTACATCTAATGAACCTCCGCTTCCTGTTTTAAACTCAGACAGGACTGACACAAAATAAGTTCCCCAATCAAACCCCGACACTCTGTCATAAAACAAAGTTGGAGCAACATAGGGAATCCTCAATTCGCACGTCCCATCCGATAAGTCTAGCTCTACCGAAGGTTGCTGAGTTTTAACAGTCATTAAACCATTATGCATGGTACGGGTTAAATTAGGCATGTTCCTATAACAAGGAAGAAAATGCAAAAGCAATTTTCCCTGTTGAAAAGGATTCGCGTTGACAACTAATTTAACTACAGCTGTGCCGCGAATCATACGATATCCTGCCAGTTTGCGATACCAAATGGGCGTCGCTTCCATCAAATCAGCAATGGAGCCAGAATTAACAACATCATTGAAACCGTTCGAAGTTCCGAACGTAAATGTCGCTTGAATAACCGGCTTACTCATAAAGTCTGAAATGTCATTATTATCCACCACTTGCGACATGATCTCTGTGTAGGGCATTACCTCTCGGGTTTCAGAGACCAAAGTCGTTGAATTATCGATGAAGGTGGTAGAACCCAATGGCTTAACATCACCGATAATTTTGTTGTCCACGTCCGCAGACGTGGGTAATGTATTTTCATGATTAGTAGCGAGCGATAAAATTCACGCAGCCACGTTGCTCACTAGCAACTGCGCTATTCGCTTTCCTGGATATTGGTGTCTCTCCTCCCCATCCTGGTAGTAAGGCTAAATAGCCCAGGGATTTAATCTTGAATGCATATGGTACATTTTCAAGCGAACATTGCATAGCACCTAAGTTCTCTTCAAGAAGCAGAAGTTTAACGTCATTCCAGGACGTAAATGAGAGTTTATAGTCTTCTCAGGACTCTATTTAAGTATTCCCGTGGAAATTTATCACATCACGAGAAGGTTATAAAGACAAGCCTATATTTATCAGGCGAGCCTGTTTGTATGTTTGATAAGGTGGCAAATAATCCATCACCTCATGACACACACGGAGAATGGTCGGAGCGTATTCGTCAAAAACAGCTCTTCCATGGAGCGAGAGTTCTTTAAGAACTCCGTCTACTCTCTCTTCCATCTCCTTAGTTGTAGCGTTCTTTTTCTGCCAATTCAAAGTCTCCAAAACTACATCCAACTGCAAAGGACAGTCATAGCCGCGCTCGAAACGAAACCCTCTTTTCAAGAAAGTTATGTCCTGCAGTCCACGAGCTGTGACTGTATCCTCTGTTTTAGCTTCATTGGTGTATGTAAAGTCGAACATATCCTTCATATACTTGGTCAGGTTGTTCTGTTCAAAACAGTCCCCTAACAGGGACCTGTACCCAACTATATTGTCATCACCAAAGGTAATGACTGAAGAATTTTCGAACAACTCTTCAACAGTAATTTCCATCTTTTTGTCAATGCGGTTCTTCTCCGCGCACGCATATAATAGGAAAATGTTGCAAATAGAGTTATAAATAGCAGTCAAAGGTTGACCGGAGGGATTACCCCCGTTAAATTCGTAAACCACCCCATCAGCTATGTGCAGAGAGTTTATAATATCAAGGAATAATATCTTCCTTATGTCTCTCTCTCGCTGAGTTGCGTTCACGTAATATGACTCAATGATCTCAAGAACATGGAGACCAATGGTGGTGGGTATTTTACCATCGTATGCACTATAATCTCCGGCAGTAAAAACGAATGTACCATCCCTTTGTAAATATGAGGCCAAAGTGCCCCATTCATCATAAGGATTTATTCCTACTGCGACTCCGTTGAATATCTTGTTGCTACACACGTGTCTAACGAAATCACCAAAATACTGCTTCGCAACAATGAGAAAGTCCATTGGACATGCCATAAATTGTCGGGTTTTACCCTCGTCAACTTTTGCTGTTGGTCTTCTCTCGTCTTTGAGACAATCTACGAAAATGAATTCGTTTCGTATCCCTTTGCTAGCATCTTCGGCTATTTTCTCCACCTTTAATTTAAGTTCTGCACATCTAGGATTGGAGAAGTCATAATCGACCCCGTCACCGAACCAGTACTTCTTCCCGGTCGCCACCGAGTTGTCATCACAAACTCGTTTTTCTAGGCAATAAGGATAACCAGGACTGGTAGAGCGGGAGATTGCTTCAGCAAACTCAACCCCAGGTATTCCTCCTACAGCTTCCTCAAATGTGAATATCTTCGGCCGCCAAGGGGCCATGACTCTATTCTTCAGAATCATACGGGCAACAAATGGAGCTATACTCCGAATAATTGCCAAATCACAAAAAGGCTCACTATGGAGATACTTAACTTGTGCTTTAACGCGTGG